CTTACCATATCTAGGGTCTCCAACCATGGCATAGAGATCATCCCGTGATACAGACTGGTCAGTTGCAACACCGGCAGTCGGGATGGCCATTTCACCAGATGCCTGACGAATTTTGTTGAGAGCCGACACAAAAGCCGCCGATGTAGAGGCTTGAGCGACAGCGTTCAATTCTGCTTCGTTCAGTATGGACCGGCCAAGTTTGCCGAGCCATTGGTTGTTCGCCTTAATAATGTCATCAGCACGATTGCCGAGTTTCTTGAGTTCCGCTTCCCGATCTACTTGGATTTTCTCAAGTGCGCCGGTCACGTTATCAAGATACGACTTGGCAATCTTCTCGAACGCATCCTGAGATAGTCCGATTTCTTTTGCAGTTGCGAGATAGCTTTGCAAAACAGGGTCATCATCAGGCACATTAGCCGCCTTAAATGTCTCTGTATTGTATTTGCCGTCCTTTGGGGCTTTGTGTTGGCCCTGAGAGAACTTCGCCCTGAGTTCAGTATAGGACTTTGCTAGGGCTTCGACATCTGGACCGTCTGCATCCGACCAGAAATTCTCTGGCCAATAGTCTGGACGCTCCAGTTTCTCGTCTTCTTCCGGTTGTTGAGCCGCTTTTTCTTCATCGGTAAGTTCCCGATGTGGGATTTCTACCTCAGTTTTCGTCTCAACCTTATCAATTTCAGGAGTTAACAGGCTCTGGTTGTCGGCTTGGCCATCGGCTTCACCGGCCTGAGTTGTCTGATCTTCCGTCATTAAGTCCTCGCTCGTTTGATACGCCCTTCAATTTGACGAACAACGCTGTTCTGACCCTCACGGTGGAAGCCATGAGACGCATCATCACCCGGAAACCAAGTCGGTTGGTCTAGATACGATTGTCGTAGGTCAGCCAGAACTTTAGCGCCAGCTTCGCTTTGGAACACCAGAGCGTAAAGGGTGTCCAAATCTCTTTGTTTATTCGGTCCATTATTTTCGTCAGCCATTCATTCCTCATTGCATTGCCCTCATCAGTGCTTCCTGATTACCGGCTTGTTGCGGCTGCATTGGTTGTTGCTGTGCAGCCATTTGAACCTGTGCGGCCTGTTGTGCAATCTGCTCACGCTCGTCTTGAGTCGTAAGCAATCTTGCCGGGATGCCTAGGCGTTCTGCTACATAGTCAATAATCTCGTCACGCTTGATCGTAATCATGGCTTCTGGTCCCATTCCAGCCACAATTTGAGCAAACTGCATGACATCGTTCAGTTCATCCATATTCTGCGCTTGGGCAAGTGGGGAGATTGGGACGATCTTGACCTCTCCACCGTTAACCTTGAGAGGCATATCAATCAGACCAGTCTGATCCATGATAAAGAGAACGCGCTTCACAATCGGGATCATAGCCTCGGTAATAAGACGACCAAAGGCGGCACCAAGGTTTTGAGCCAGTTCGTTTCTGCGCTGCACAACTTCGGTAGCCGACCGAGCCGACATATTGTCAGGTGGAAGCGTGTCATCCAGAAGCATCTTCTTGATGTTCATACGGACATCATTGATGACGATCTGGGCTACGTTGAAGTCAGATGCTTTCGGCAACGGCTGTAGGCTTGGACCTTGAGGACCACCGTTACGAGCCACAGGCACAATAGCACCCGGTTCGATACGGATGTTCTGCGGGTTGATTACACCATCATCTGCCGCTGTATAGACACCGGACACCGCCAGAGCAGCGTTCTTAAGCAAGAGTTCAAGCGTTTTATTGAGCGTCTTAACATCTGGCATAGCCGTGATGAGCGGCCCACGGCCATAGACCTCGCCAGCTACTTTCATGTAACGGGTCACGATCCAAGGCGATACCTTCATCGTCCGATAGACGAGTTCTGCCTTTATTTTCTCATGGATCACATGGTAGCAATAGGTTGCATCATCCTTGTTATAGACGGTGGCTTCGAGAAGTTCGACTTCTTCTGTCGGCTTCCGATTGATCTGCTCTTGCAAGACTGGCGGTATCTTGGCATCCGACCATTGCAATGAGATCGCATCACCCTTGAGACGCATCTTGCGATAAACATTATCGACAGTCCCGTGCGGCCCTTCTTCGAGAGACACGAGATACTGCGGCACTGCGGTGAAGCGGATAGGTGAGTCTTCGTCGCCCGGCTGGATCAGCATGACTGCCGTGCCGACTGCAAGATCAAGCAAGAACTCTGACATAGACAGGTCAAAGTTCGTTTGACGCAGCGTGTTGAACATCCGTTCACGGTAGAAATCCAGAACTTGCTGAATTTCAGCGCGGCGTTCTCTAGGAATTTCATTACCGGCTTGCAGGGCGCACCAAGCACGGTAGGGTGGAAACAGGCTGGATTGGATACGATTAGCGAAACGCTGGGTCGAATGGATGGCGGTCGAATCGAAGACCTTGCTCATCTTCTTTTGGCCCGGCACACCGCCTTCGTAGAAACCATCATAAAGGTTTCTCTGTGGAAGTGCGTATTCGTAGCACTCCTGATAAATCGTGCGCCACTGGTCTTTCTTGGAGGAGGCCAAGCTAGCGCGTTTAATTACGTTTTCTATACTCATCTTGGCCATAGTAACCTCACTTCTTCTTTGACTTGCCAGCTTTCGACAAAGCAATCGCTACTGCTTGCTTCATCGGCTTACCACTTTTCATCTCGGTTTTGATGTTCTGAGAGATAACCTTCTGGGACGAACCTTTCTTAAGAGGCATCTTTTTTCTCCTTCCGCATTGCGGCCCTGATATTGTCGATCATGTTGGGATAGGGGCGACCGGCTTTCTTTGCCATTTCTTTAGCGTGTTCTTTTTGCTCTGCGGTAAGCTTCTTGCTCTTGCCGAGAGACTTCGGACGAGGCTTATCCCATACTTCTTTCATGTTCAGTCCTTCATCTTCTTGATGCGTTCGCTGAGAGCAGACGCTTTCTTCTTGGCATCTGCCGTAGAACTGGCTCCCCAAGCCCGGAGTGCGAGCAATTTGCGAGTTGGCTTGCCCTTCTCGTCGTAGTCTGGACCTTTGACACCAGCCATACGCGCTAGGAAGCTGGCCTTGCGACCGAGTTGCTCACGCGATTGAGGCGCGCCCTTTACCGGCGGCTTGAGATTTGAGCCTTCTTTACGCTTGAAGTAAGCGCGACCGGCTGCGTTCAGGCCACCTTGCGGGTTCTGGTATCTCTTAGCGACCATTAAAGACCACTGAGTTTGGTTGGCAGACCAGTTTCAGGAGCAATACGTTCTGGCGAAAGCAACTGACGATAGCCACCGCGTGTGCGAGCGCGGATTGATGCGGCCATTTGCTGACCGGCAGCCGCTTCTTGAGCCGCAATGCGCTGCTCTTGCTGTTGTTGCAGTGCAACTTGCTTCTCTTGTGCAGCCGAAGAACCGCCTCCGCCGCCGCTAAGACCGAGAGCCTGTGCTATGAAACCCATGATTCAACCTCGCAAATATGTGACAGTCACAACCGTCAGACGCATAAGACCGTAAGAAAGCCTCTCTGGTAAACCCAATCGTCTTGGCCCACCGAACCGCTCTAGGATTATCATTTCTTACAGTTATCTGCAAACGCCTTACAAATGTCATGTTAGATATAAATTTTATCATGTTTTTACTACATTTCGTCATCTCAACTGGCTTTTTCGTCACATAATCGGCATCTTTAAAAACTGTCACTTCCCAGTTCCCGTGCCAGAGCGGGAAAAATAAATAGCAAAGGATAGGTTTCTCTCCGTCGAAGACGGTGAATGAGAAGAACCGTGACGCATATTCCGAGATGATGGTATCGAAGTCCTCATAGGCTGCGATGGTATTCATATCGGCTTGCCACAAACGCATGGCGCGGATGTGTTTCACATGAAACTCTTTGATTTCGTAGTGGTCCGGGAAGTTTGCACTACGGATTATGTCAGCGTTGGGCATCATGCGAAGATGTCAAAGTCCGTTTTGGCGCTGGTTTGCATGGGAAGTCTGCCGCCGATCTGATGGCCACGGGTCAGAGTGCGGAACTCGCCGCCGCCGAGCATAAGATACCCGAAAGCGTCACCAATATGGGAATGTTCGTTCTTATTTGGCTGTGCCACCGCCTACACCTACGCGCTTAAAATGATAGCCACCGGCTAGTGATTTTCGTAGCCGATTACAGCTTGAGTCAAGGATCAGCCCCGGCTTTCCGTCAATCAGTCGTTGCATAGGCAAGGCACCAGCTTCGCGGCGCACCATAAAGTCGTTCGATGCCGTAGGTTGAGCATTAAGTCCTATGGTTTTGAGAAAATCGAAGGATGTGACCTCGAAAATACCGTCACGAGCGACACCCGCCGGATCGCCCCAGACGAATACTTGGGCTTTAGCGAAGTGGGTCATGATGTCGTGCATCAGGATTTGGCCGAACCGCTCTAGGCCCATGCTGAATGAGACGATTTCATGGAGAATATGCCAGCGGCCATTGCGTGTTTTCTGTCCGAATACGGCTGCCGGTGTCAAACCAAAGTCGATCCCGATCTGTAATGGTAGTCCCGGGTCATAGTCGATCTTATCGACGGTCATGAGCGTGTCTGAATATTCAGGCCAGACGGCTTTACCTTCTTGGACATAGACATATTCACCGGCAACGTAGCATCTGATCCAATCTAGGTTCTTGCCACCGAGTTGTTGCTCATAGTAGCCGGGCGGAAGGTTATTGATGTTCTCCGCTTTCTCGTTGACGGTCCAGTAGCGGCCAGCGCCGGGTATGGCTCCCGGATGTTCAGCGGCACATTCGACCATTCCGGGCGGC